ACGGCACTGGTTTCGACGAGCACGACTGGGACGCCGCAAAAAATATGACCGCAGAAGAAGTGCGCGAGTTGGCGCGTGAGATAGACGAAGCAATTCGTCAGGGCGCGTTGATTGCAGGTAAGCTAGGCACGGGCGGCAACCGTGACTTCTCCGATCTGCTTGAGCCACAGGTCAACTGGCGCGAGGAACTGCGTGAGTTCATCAACTCAACTTGTTCTGGTAGCGATTACTCTACGTGGCGGCGTCCCAATCGTCGGTTCGTGGCGGGTGGTTACTACATGCCAAGCGGCATCAGCGAACAGGTTGGCGACATTGCCGTACTTATTGACACGTCTGGGTCCACGTATGCGCCGGGCGTGTTGCCGTCCTTCCTGTCCGAAGCCAAGTCCATCTGCGACACGGTGAAGCCGCAGCGCGTCCACATCATCTACTGGGATACCAAGGTGTGTGGCGCTGAGGTGTATACCCGCGACCAGCAAGCCAACATGATCAACTCAACCCAGCCCAAAGGCGGCGGGGGTACAGAGATCGAATGCGCTATCGCCTACATGGCTGAGCACAACATCAAACCACAAGCGTCGATTGTGCTGACAGACGGCTATCTGGGTGGCTCGTGGGGTCAGTGGTCCTGCCCCGTGTTGTGGTGCGTGATCGACAACAAGTCTGCCAAGCCCAGCGTGGGCAAGGTGGTTCACATCAAAACAGGAGATTTCTAATGGGATACATGAGCGAAGTGTGCCTTGTCGTGGCACTTAGGTCTAATACACAGGCCGACGAGTTGATGGCGGTGTATGCGCTGCACCCCGCTGTGCAGAAGCACGAGTTGCTTGATAGTTGGGACCGCTACGTGCGGGACGACGTTGTCTTCCTTGTCTACCGTAACGTCGCCACCAAGTGGTACGAAAACTACGACGACGTGCAGGGTATGGAATATCTACTCGCGCTTGCTAAGACGTTTCACGAAGAGCGCACCGACATAGGGTGGATAGAAGACGGGGCGGACAAGCCCGAAGTCACTGATGGTTTCCCTTACGCTGCGTACAAGCTGCGTATCGGTGAAGAGATGAAAGACATCGAAGAAGAAGCCCATTGCTCTCAGGATAGCCTTCAGAGCGACATCTACGACCGCGCCTACATGGAGCGGTCCATAACCATAGATTTCTAAGGAGAGAACCATGAACATAATACCACTCAACACGTTTGACGAAGTTGCGGCGCACTACGCAGCCGTGAAGCCCATGCGGGGTAGTAAGCACAGAGGCGACGACTTACGGCCTATAGGTAAGCGGTCTCGTAAGTGGGAGCGCGTCGTAAAGATGGACGAGAACACCTACCTGCTGACTGATGCACACTACGGCGACCCTATCTTCACATACTGGGAGCCAGAGAACGGTGTGCAGAAAGTTATTACCCGTGAGGAGCAGACCAACCTCGCGCCCATTGTATGGCGGCGGCACCCCGATGGCAGTGAGACTGTGACCGCTAGAAACGCAACGGGTGGGTGGGGCCAACACAACGCCCGCTATAGCTTTCTACAAGATTTCCTGCCCCGCGGCTTACTCTTCTGCATGAACCGTAGCGGGGACCACTATGTAGCACGGGCGCTGCACCCCAACAGAGGCCACTATGCACCAGACTCAGCGTCCTACGACAACAAACACTACCTATCGATCAGCACCACGGTGCCAAGTTATATACTAGAGGACCTCAAACAGCTCACGGCTATAAACCCCAACGGCTATCAGCTCAAATATATGAAGTGGATGACGGACGTAGATGACGGCGCGGCGGTAACCTTTAAGCGCGAGTCTGGTTGCATCTGGAGTTTTGTTGCTGGTGGTCGTCCACGCACGGTGGAACTGCCTCGTGTTATGGCCGACGTGAAGGCTCCCTATAAAGAGAAGATCGCGGCCTTCATTAACTACTGCTTCATCATGCGGCCCATGATGCAGATAAGCTGGCAGCAGCAGACCAAGTTAAATACTGAAGTTGAAGCATGGCAAGCAACCGAATCAAGATCGTGGCCAATTTGGGGCGGTATGGCGCGGCACATCCCAAACGAGATAGCGCGAGCGATGCTCGACCCTGAGCACCCAATGTATCTACATTTTGCTTACGCGCTTATGTACGACCGAATGAGCCGCCTCCCACAAAATGACAAAGACCTCGCCAATATGAAGGCGGGCATGAATCGTTGGATCAACAAGACCTTGGGCTTTGTCACCACGGTCGTCGAAGAAAGGAAATAACATGAAACACGTAAACGTAGCTTCGGTTAAAGTATCTTATGCGGAGGTAACAAGCGCCAGCACACAGATGGTGTGTTCTCCGCAACCACTGCGAGACTTCATGGACGCACTCACCGCCAAGATGCGAGGGATTAAGTTTCTCTACAGGCAGCAGTATGAGGTGTATGTTTACATGGACAGCTGCCCCTACACGTTAGGGTATATCGGCTACGCCGATTACAGCGGCGGTATTAAGTACGCGGTCTTCTCGCGGACCATTGAGAACCGCAAGTTCAATAGCGGCAAGCAAGCCTATAACATGTTAGGAAGTATCAACATCGACGTAGCGGTCCGCAACGCGCTTACCCACCTGCGTCCTTACAGCGTGGCCGAGATGGCCGCTGTGGACATAGATAGGCTGCGCCTATCGTACAACATGAAAGGCGGTGATTTGCGGAACTCGCGGGCCAAGTCGCACCGCATCCTATCGGATCACACAGCGTTAGCGGCAGAGCTTCGGGAGTTACTCCGTAGCGGCTATAAGTTTGGCCACGCCGATTTTGCCGCACAGGCAGCGGCCTACGTCGAGGTGAGCGACCACCTACACGTGATGGAGATGCAAGAGACACGGCACTTCTTTGTCCGTGTAATCGAGGACTGGCGTGGGCAGGTCTTTCAAGTACAGGCATTGGAGCCGACTAAAGGTTCTTACGCCATGGACATGCAGGTTGCTAAGGACTTTCCGTCTACTGACACGCCCGTGGCCGAGGTGAACGAAGGCGTTCTGGGTAAGGTCAGCGTTCTCTCTATGCTGAGCGAAAATGGCTACGTTGCTGGGGTCGGCATGAAACTTACGGAGGACACATTCTATGTCCAACTTTAAAGGCGCTGCTTGGTTTGAGCGCTTCTGTGAGGCAGCTAAGCTAGCTAGAGAGGATAGGTACAAAACACCCTACAACGTCCGTCTGCTCTACGATCAACGCGGGTACCTATGGAGAGAGCACCTACGTACATACACCGCAGCCAGCGCCACGCTGGCTCTATTAACTGTGGACAATAGTGTGTCTGAGGGTAAGTTACTTGCGCACTGGGACCCAGAAGAAGACAATATATACCGCGTTTCTATAGACCCACTAACCCAAAAGGTCGAAGTAACATCATTCGGCATAGATTGTCTTGATACAGCAGAAGTCGGTATGTATACTAACACCTCGACCTTGCCAATATGGATGCAGGAGAAGCTGTCTGTGCTGACTATGATGTCACTGCACCCCCCAACCACCCCCGTAGAAGGTGTGGGCCAACGGATAAACGCCAACACGTACTGGCTAACAAAAAAGGAGAACGACAATGGCTGATACGCCAGAGAAGAAAGTTAAGACACAGCTTACTAAGCAGCTTAAAGCATTGGGGGCCTATTACTTTTACCCCGTGACAGGCGGATACGGTATGGGTGGTTTGCCCGACGTGATCTGTTGCTACAAGGGCAGGTTCTTTGGCTTCGAATGTAAGGCCAATGGGAACAAGACAACGATGCTGCAAGACATGAACATAGAGGCTATCCGCAAGGCGGGTGGCTTTGCCATCGTTGTCAATGAAGAGAACGTAGGTCTTATGCGGGACTATGTGGTTGGCGCAACTAACGACCCAGCAGAATAACTGGTATCGAAATGAACTCGCAATTCACACCCGACAGGGATGTACGAGGTAACTCTACAGCCAAATGCACCTGCGACATTTGCGGCGGTGTAAAATACATCAAAAGCGGTTTTGCCACGCGAGTTAATTCTGCGCGTGGTCCAGAAGTCAGTATGTCGCAAGTAATGCCGAAGCTACACGCAGCGGGGTGGACCTACATCAAAGGTGTTCTGCGCTGCCCAGCCTGTGACTTAGAAAGTATACCCCCTTTTGAACCCCTTAAACCGCATCACCACTTTTACGATCCCAACCCACAGGAGAAAATCATGGCTAAAGAACCCACAGTAATCGTTGTCCCGCCACCGCCCGCACCGCCGCTGCGGCAACCCTCACGGGATCATAAGCGCCTGATTGTCGCAGCATTGGAAGACGCCTACGACACCAAGAACCAGCGGTACAAAGGCTTGGAAACTGACAAGGGCATCGCCGATATGCTTGGTGATGGCATCATGTACGGATGGGTCGCTGCGATCCGCGAGGATATGTTTGGGCCCGATGGCAACGAAGAGATGGGTAGCCTTGCGGCTGACATTGCAGTGTGGATGAAGAAAGTAGATGAGCAGATGTACACCGCCGCTGAGATGATACATGAGATCGAAGCTGCTCGTGCCGAGGTCAAGAAGTACCAAGACCGCCTCAACAAGATCGTCGTGGCTATCGGGCCGAAAGCGGAGAAACTCTAATGATAATTGCGATACGTGGGGTCACATACCCCTCTGTCAGGGCTGGGTCGGAGGCGCTAGGGATAACGGAAAACGCCATATATTCTGCCCTTAACCGCGGAAACATGGATAAGGTAGGCTTAGGCAAGAGCCAGCCTCAACCCGTAGAACTTGATGGCATAGCGTTCCCGTCTATCAGAGCAGCCAGCTTGGCGCTTGGTTTTGGGCGCACTTACTTGTCCAAGGCGCTTACCCGTGAAAGCGCCCACGGCCTAAAGAAAGTCGCCGATGCAGTAGCAGCATATAAGGAGAAAATGAAATGAACCTACCAATCTTATATGAGAACATCATGTTTGGTTTGCCTAGCAATCTTGCGAGAGATGCTTTTTTGTGGGCAGTTGAGCAGCCAAATGAAGATAAATACTGCTACAGGGCGGAAAGATTTGCCAGAGAAGTACATCAGTTAATTCAGGAACTTACGCCTATGTTTACAAGTTCTGCGAACATTCATGGACTTGACGCCATACCAGAAGGCTTGATGGATTTTGTTCTGACGCGCCATGCTAACTGGCGGTACAACGGCAATAAAAAAACAAACTACGGAGACTGCAAATGATCATCACAGCAGCGGCAGCAACCTGCTTGGCCATGAACGTGTACTTCGAAGGGCGGGGCGAGAGCATCGACGGCCAGCGCCTGATCGCCGAGGTCACGATGGAGCGCGTATATACGGATGGGTTTCCAAAAACTGTTTGCGGCGTTGTCTGGGAAGACGGCGCGTTTAGCTGGACGCACGATGGCAAGTCTGATCGCCCGAAGGACATAGATGCGTGGCTGACGGCGCAGATCATCGCCAACGAAACGTTGCTGTACGGGTGCGAACTGTGCACTGGCGCGACTTACTACCACACCCGCGATGTGCTGCCGTACTGGGCTGATAGCATGGTGATGGTGGGGATGTACGGCAATCATGTTTTTTATAAGGGGTGTGATGAATGACAGTCAACAAGTCTGGGCCAACCAACAGGTCGCCATTGCGCCCGTGGACACCATGCTCTGTCACAAGTCTTGTGGATGATCTGATCAAGGACAAGTGGATCGCGCCAGAAGACAGGTTTCAAGAGATCGCGCAGATTTACAAAGGCCAAACCCGACAGCTTGAGGGTATGGTCAGAAGGCTCAGTGACAGGATAACAAAATATGAACTGGAGGCTAAAGATGAGTGACGATCTGATTGATAAGTTGATTAATCGCAATGCGGATGCTGTACGCATCGAAGAGTTGGAGCGTGAGCGGGATGCCGCCCTTGCCGCGCAGTCATACATGTACATCGGCAAAGACATGAAGCCCATCCTCGCCCGTGATTTAGAAGATGCAAAGGATGCAGCCGAAGCCAAACTCGCCAAGGCGGTGGAGGCGCTGCGGGAAATCGAAAGCATCACTGTGCATAGCGGCGGGGACATTAACGGCGTGAAGGCAAGTGCGTGGAGAGGTGCATTTGAACAAGCGCATTGCGAAGCCTGTGCCGCGCTAACTGAACTGGAGGAAAAGAAATGAGTGAGGTCCGGCGCAAACCTATCGAAATCGAAGACGCAGATGGCAACCCCGTCATCAGCTTCAGCGAAGACCACAATATCCGCGACATTATCCGCTACCTACTGTCAACAGGCGTGGACGCAGCAGAACTGATTTACCACATCAACGATCCAACTTTGCTGGCTGAACTGGAGGGAAAAGAATGAGTGGCTTATCTTGTAATGAAGCGTTGATGCAGTCTTTTGCGAGGGAAGATGCCTTGGGTGATGCGTTTGACCGTCTTTTGCTAAAGGTCGAACAGTTGGAACGTGAGCGGGATGTAAGCAATGAACTTGGTAAAGCCCTTGAGGAAGACGCAGGACAGTTGAGGGAAAAACTTGCTAAGGCTGTGGAGGCGCTGCGGGAAATCGTAACCCGCTGGGACACGCCAGCATGGAAAGACGTAGAAGCCACTGGCAGCGTCATCAACCGCGCCCGCACTACGCTGGCCGAACTGGAGAAGAAGTAATGAACTGGCTAATGAAAAAACTTTTCGGGAAAGAAAAACACCAGCGCGTTTATATCGAAATCGGGCGCACCCCTGAGCAAGAGGAGATGTATCAAGAGCAGCTTCGAATCAGGGACAAGCTTGGGTTTGAGCGTGGCGATGACACTAAGAACTGGCTGCGTCTGCACCAAATCCTGCTAAGCCATGAAGAGCGGTTAAAGGCGCTAGAGGGAAAATGAACCATGACATAACAAAAGAGAAGGGCGGCGCTTTCGGCTGCACCCGACAGAGGGTCGCGGACGCACTGGCGGCATACAAGGAGAAGAACAATGAAGAACATCGTTAGTACCTTAATCCTATCATTTGCCTTTCTTGTTCCTGCAGTTGCTTCTGCAGAATTGGTCAAATGCACAGGGGAATATGCTTTATGTGCAGCAAGCACCTGTATCCCCACAGGCAAGACCATCACGCCCAACAATGGCGTTCCATACCCAGAGGTCATCTGCAAATGCCCAATCCTGCGCGGCCCTGCCATTGCCGACCTCACCGCAGGCAACATGCAAGGGTCATGCGAGGCAAGCGCACCGGGACATGTCTGGAGTTTGTTTTTCCCGCGCATGAACTATCGACAGGAAGCAAGCAATTTTAGCCGTAACCCCTTGAAGAAGAAAGTAACCATTCAAGAATGCGGGGCTGAACTTAATCAAGGATACAACGCATCAAACTGCTTCAGCTTTGATTGTGAAAAGAGCCACGATGGAATTGCAATTTGCCGTTGCCCCATGGGCCAACAGCCCGCAAACACGGCCTTTCTAACAGAAGCAGGGCAAGGCAACCCCAATGCTTGCTTCCAACACCCTGTCAGCCTACCTTTGCCCGCACAGCAACAGTAAAACCACGCGGGCAGAGGAGTAATTTATTTCTGCTTTGCGCAAGCATACATGTTGATTTCCATGCCAACTTGCACTTCAGCAACTTTTGGGGCGGTCCAAGCCATGATTGTATCCTTCAAAGGCAGTCCAACGCCTTATGCGGGCGTCACGCTCCATTATGTTACCCCTAGGAAAGGTGACGCACTATCTATCTTTGCTATAGGCCTAAGTTATTGTATTATTAGACCTATGGCGGACGAGAAACAAAGAGGGATATGGCGGGTGGCGTCTCTAAAATACGCCATGAAGAACCGCGAACTTATTTTGGCACGTGGCAGGGAAGCCAAACGCAAGAAGGCGGAGGAAGACCCTACTTGGCGCGAGGAAAACAAGTTCAAGAAACGCGCCAACGGATTAGGTTTCACCAAGAAGCAATGGGAAAAGATGTTCGACAATCAAGGGCGCGTCTGCGCTATATGTGGGTCCAATGACCCAAACCACAAAAAGGGTTGGAATCTTGATCATTGCCACAAGACCAATACAGCCCGATTTATTCTGTGCACACACTGCAATAGGGGCTTAGGCGGGTTTCGTGATGACCCCGAACTACTAAGACGCGCAGCAGATGCGCTTGAGGCTTTCAATAAGAACAGGTTAGACGATGGCAAAGTGGAGTGATACGATGGCTATAGGCGGTGGGATCAGGTTTACCCCCGAAGAACAAGCAGACGAGCCGATACTGGACGCAGCGTTTGCTACTACGAGCGAGTACCCCGACGATAACCCGAAGACGGTCTTTGGCGAGGCCAAAGTAAAGCTTAGTGACACGCCAACCATTGGTATTCAGCTTATGGGTCAAGTGCACACCAACGGGGCAAACAAGTATGGGCGGTTTAACTGGCGCGAACATAAGGTGTCCTCTACTGTTTATTACGATGCGGCCCAGCGCCACCTGATGGCGTGGTTTGACGGGGAGACTATCGACCCAGAGAGTGGGCTATCGCACCTTGCCCATGTCATGGCTTGCATGAACATTCTTCTGGATGCCGAGAAACACGGGAAGCTAAACGACAACCGCGACAAATAAAAACACGTTATGGAGAACCAAGATGGATGTCTACACGCTAGACTTCGAAACCTATTACAGTCAAACGTTTTCGCTGTCGAAGATGACGACCGAAGAGTATGTCCGCAGCCCTGAGTTCGAGGTCATTGGCTTGGGCGTCAAGTGCAACAATGGGCCAACGTACTTCTACCCCAAGTACATGGTTGGTCCAGTTTTGCGCGAGATAGACTTCTCTGCCGCGGCTATTCTCTGTCACAACACTATGTTTGATGGGGCGATCCTGTCATGGCAGTATGGGGTACGCCCCAAAGTTTGGCTTGATACTCTGTGCATGGCGCGTGCAATTCACGGCACCGAGCGCGGCGGTAGTCTAAAAGCGTTGGCTATTCAGTATGATATTGGGGAGAAAGGCACCGAAGTGCTGAACGCTTTGGGGAAGCGCTACACCGATTTCACTATGGATGAGCTAACGGCTTATGGCAGTTACTGCGCCAACGATGTGGACCTTACTTACAGGCTCTTTAACATAATGGGGAAGGACTTTCCTAAGAACGAGTTAAAGCTTATTGATCTGACGTTGCGGATGTTCCTACAGCCTACGCTGGGATTGGACCGCCCCCTGCTGGAGAAACACCTTGAAGATACCGTGGCAATGAAAGCTACGTTGATGCAAGAGGCGGGCATCACAGACAAAGTCGAACTCATGTCCAACCAGAAGTTTGCCACACTTCTTAAGGAGTTTGGCGTTACACCACCGACAAAGGTCAGCCTGACCACAGGTAAGGAAACGTTAGCAATGGCGAAGTCCGACGAGGCTTTTAAGGCGCTGGCCGAACACGAAGACCCACGGGTGCAGACGCTGGTAGCCGCGCGGCTAGGCAACAAGTCTACACTAGAAGAAACACGCACCCAACGCTTCATAGATATCTCGAGCCGTGGTCTCTTGCCTGTACCCGTGCGTTATTACGCGGCACATACGGGCCGCTGGGGCGGAGACGATAAGATCAATCTTCAGAACCTACCAAGCCGTGGCCCCAACGCTAAGAAGTTGAAGCGCGCTATTGTCGCGCCAGAAGGCTTTACCATTGTCGAAGCCGATTCCGCCCAGATAGAAGCCCGCACCCTTGCATGGTTAGCAGGACAGGCTGATGTGGTTGCGACATTTGCGGCCAAAGGCGATGTCTATAAGAAGATGGCTGCAAAGATTTACCGCATAGCCGAGACCGACGTTACTAAGGACCAACGCCACGTAGGTAAAACTACAGTGCTAGGCGCGGGCTACGGCATGGGCGGCGAGAAGTTTCAAGCTGCCCTCAAGAACGGTTTCCCGTCTGTTACCCTGCCGTTGGCCGAGTGTAGGCGCATCATAGAGGTCTATCGCGAAGCTAACTGGGCCATCGCCGACCTGTGGAAGCGGGCGGGCATCATGCTGGCGTATCTTGAGCGGGGAGATGAGGTGCCGTTTGGCTGCAACAACTTGCTGGTACCTGACCACACTGTTCCCGGTGTACGCCTTCCCAATGGCCTGTATATTCATTACGATGGGTTACAAGCGCAGCAGGGGGAGAAGGGTGTCGAGTACGTCTACTACACTCGCAAAGGGTTTAGCCGTATTTATGGCGGTAAGGTGATTGAGAACGTGACACAGGCGCTTGCACGTATTATTATCGGCGAGCAGATGCTTCGCATTTCTAAGAGATACCGCGTAGTCTTGACTGTACATGACAGTATCGTGTGTTGTGTACCTGATGAAGAAGCCACGGCGTGTCGCGCCTATGTCGAAGATTGTATGCGTTGGACGCCCGCATGGGCGGAGGGTCTGCCCATTGATTGCGAAGCGGGTGTGGGTAAGAATTATGGGGACTGTGGATGACCACCGAGAAGAAACTACCCGCGTGGTCTTTCTCTGGCCTTAAGTCCTTTCTGGGCTGTGCTAAGAAATACTACCATCTCAAGGTGGTTAAAGATTATTTAGAGCCGTCATCCGAGGCTATGCTTTACGGGACTCAGTTTCATCTGGCCTGTGAAGAATACGTGCGTGACGGCAAGCCACTTCCGGGTCGTTTCGGCTATATGCAACATACGTTAGACGCGTTACTGCGTAAGCCCGGCGAGAAGCTGTGCGAGCAGAAGCTTGCGTTGACCGCAAACCTTGAGCCTTGTGGGTTCTTTGCGGAGGAGTGTTGGTTCCGTGGTATCGCGGACTTATTGATTCTAAACCATGAGACAGGCACGGCGTATGTTGTAGACTATAAGACAGGCAAGAACTCTAAATATGCCGACACGGGCCAGCTGGAACTTATGGCCCTCGCAGTGTTCGCGCACTACCCCGAGATTAAAAAAGTTAACGCAGGGTTGCTATTCGTTGTCCCCAAACAACTTATACCTGCCAAGTACACAGTCGAGAACGTGCCTAGTCTGTGGCGCAAGTGGCTAGCCGATTATGCCAAACTGGAGAAGGCTCATGAAACTGGAGTGTGGAACGCTAGCCCAAGTGGCCTATGCCGGAGGCACTGTGTTGTGTTAGAATGTCCGCATAACGGGAGGACTTAACCATGCCTTACACGAAATCGCCTCGCCCCTACGGCCACGAGTATGAGATGCAAAAGGCGCGGGGCGAACACCCCGACCGCATGGAGCGCCAGAAGGCGCGGCGGGCCCTAGACAAGAAGGGCGTGGATCGCACAGGTAAAGACGTGAGCCACAAGAAAGCCTTGGCCAAAGGCGGTAGCAACAAAGATGGCTACATCCTTGAAAGCCCTAAGAAAAACCGCAGCCGCAACGGGCACAAACCCGGCGAGAAAAAATAAAAACAACTGGAGAATCCGATGAAGATCATCGACGGCAAGGCGTTGCTGCTGAAGCTGCGCAGTCCTAAACAGGTTACCGCGGTTATCCCCAAGAGCAAAGAAGTCAGCCCTACTGAGGTGCTAGTGAACTGGGGGGTGCCGGAGTCTCTGACACTTAAGTCGTTGAACATTAAAATCCCTGCGCCAATTAACGGGCGGTACGACTGGCCGGGCCAATACAGGCCGATGGATCATCAACGCACCACAGCATCTTTTATGACTATGAACCCGCGGTCCTTCTGCTTCAATGAGCAGGGTACAGGTAAAACAGCTAGCGCGATTTGGGCCGCAGACTTTCTAATGAAGCAGGGCGTAGTCAAGCGGGCCGTGGTGGTCTGCCCCCTGTCAATCATGGACAGCGCGTGGAAGTCCGACATTTTCTCAGTAGCGATGCACCGCACAGTGGGGATTGCGCATGGCACGTCAGAAAAGCGCCGCAAGATCATTTCCATGCAGCCTGACTTCCTTATTATAAACTACGACGGTGTAGAGATTGTGGCCGAAGACATTGCTGCTGCTGGCTATGACCTGTTCATCGTGGATGAAGCTACACACTATAAGAACGCGCAGAGTAAGCGCTGGAAAGTGCTGAACAAGCTGGTAAAGCCTGACACGTGGCTCTGGATGATGACGGGTACTCCGGCAGCACAAAGCCCTGTAGACGCCTATGGGCTGGCTAAATTGGTAAACCCTGTGGCTGTGCCCCGCGCCTTTGGGTCGTTCCGCGACATGGTGATGATCAAGATGTCGCAGTTTCGGTGGGAGCCAAAGCCGACCGCAGTCTCTACTGTGCATCGTGTGTTGCAGCCCGCAATCCGCTTTACCAAGGAAGAGTGCCTCGACTTGCCCGATATGGTGTACGTCAAACGGCAGGTGGCGCTCACCCCCATGCAGAAGAAGTATTACGACCGCCTCAAGGCCATGATGGTTATGGAAGCAAGCGGCGAGATGGTTACGTCGGTGAACGCCGCAGTTAACATGAACAAGCTCCTGCAAATATCTTGTGGCGCAGTTTACACCGACGAGGGTGCCGCCTTGGAGTTTGACATCAGCCACCGCTACTCAGTGCTACGCGAAGTCATTGACGAAAGCAGCCAGAAGGTTCTGGTCTTCGTTCCGTTCCGCCACACGATCACTATCCTAGCAGACAAACTACGGGCCGACGGCATCTCGACCGAAATCATCAACGGCTCTGTGCCTGTAAATCAGCGCACCAATATCTTTAAGCAGTTTCAAACTCAGGAAACCCCGCGAGTTCTAGTAATCCAGCCGCAAGCGGCGGCGCATGGCGTGACCCTTACCGCGGCAAACACCGTGGTCTGGTGGGGCCCGACTTCGTCGCTAGAAACATACGCACAGGCTAACGCCCGCGTTCACCGTTCTGGTCAGAAGCACCGTTGTACTGTGGTGCAGCTGGCGGGAAGCCCTGTTGAGAAGCGCCTTTACAAACTTCTTGATAGTAAAATTGATGTTCACTCAAAGATTGTGGACCTTTACAAAGAGTTGCTTGACTAACAAAGCAAACAGCAATAAACACAACAATACAGCAATGGAGAACAACATGACCGAGAACACAGTCTCTGTCGAAGGCTTAACCCGTACCTACTTGAAAATTCGTGACGCACGGGCCGAGTTAAAGGCAAAGTATGAAGCAGAAGAAGCCATCCTAGCCACAGATCAGAACAAGGTGAAGGCGGCACTTTTGGATTACTGCAAAGAGAACAGTATTGAAAGTGTACGTACAAACGCCGGACTGTTCTACCGCACCGTGGCAACGCGCTACTGGACTAACGACTGGGAGTCGTTCCATAAGTTTGTTGTGGAGCTCGAGGCTCCCGACCTGTTGGAGAAACGTATTAACCAATCCGCCATGAAAACCTTCTTGGAGGAAAACCCCGAAAAAGTACCCCCGGGTCTGAATGCTGACTCGAAGTACACAATCTCTGTGAGGAAGAAATGAGCACTGAAAGCACCCCATCGCCCTACGTTGCTATTGAAGATGTCGCCAAGTACTTTTCTGTGTCGATATCGACTGTGCGCGCTTGGCTTCGTCAAGGCTACATCCCCAAAACTACCTACATTAAGGTTGGAAATACTTACCGTTTCCACCTCGCGGCAGTTGTCGAACACCTCACAACTGTTGTAACTTCGGAATCCGCGGATGACACAACGCAACCCGCTTAAGATCGTGAAGGCTGCGACGACACAGCGGCCACAAAACTAAATGGAGAACGATATGACTGATATGACCCTATTTAAGGGCAACGCCCTTGCCAACAGCGACCTCTTTAAGTCGTTGCAAGATATGAACAAGACCCTATCCGGCGGTGCTGGGGGGTCTAGCAAGCGTATTAGCGTCCGTGGGATGCGCTTTCGTGAATACAACGGCGGCGAGCAAGTCAACGTGTCAAAAGAAGATTGGCTGAACATTGTCATCGTGAACGCAGCGCCGATTTCGCGTACCTACTACGCGGGCGTCTACGATGCCGAAAACCCTACACCGCCAAAGTGCTGGTCCACAGATACGCAGGGGCCGTCTAAAGATGTTCCTGTTGAACAACGCATGGCCCCCACGTGCGCTGCTTGCAAGATGAACATTAAAGGTTCCGGCCAAGGCGAAAGCCGCGCTTGCCGCTTTGCGCAGCGTCTGGCGGTTACACTAGAAGGTAAGCCTAACGACGTTTACCAACTGCAACTTCCGGCGACCTCAGTCTTCGGGGAGCAGAAAGACGGCAAGATGCCGATGCAAGCGTATGCTAAGTTTATGAACTCGCACAACACGCCCATCGTTACAGTCGTGACCCAAGTCTACTTTGACGTAAATGCCGAAACGCCCAAGCTGTTCTTTAAGCCTGTGCGCCCGCTGACCGAAGAAGAACTAAACGCCGCAGTGGCTGCAAAAGATAGCCCCGAAGCTATTAAAGCAATCACGCTGACTGTGTCACAGACTGATGGTGTAAGGGCTAAGGACAGCCCCAAAGCCGCCGCTAAAAAGGCTGCTCCGGTTGAGGATGATGAAGAAGTCATCGAAGAGCCGAAGAAGACCGCAACCAAGAAGGCCGCACCGGAAGTCGTAGATAGCGACCTTGCGTCTATTGTATCGGACTGGGACGACGAATAAACCTACGGCATACTGCCCCGGTCCGCATAGTGTGGGTCGGGGTATTTTTATTTAGAGTGGCGGTACAATGGAAACGAAGAAATTCCTGACGCGTACTCTGGGGAACGATGGTTACTACTGCGTGTTTGCGGCACGTGAAGGACGCAAGCTACAGAAATTCTATCCAACTCTAGATGCGGTGGTCAGCGCGGCGACCAATTTCGACAGTGAAGGCTACGACACCTACTTTGCACTTGCGACGTTCCAAGACGATACGGCGCGTGTACGCGATAATGTACGCCAGATGCGTTCGTTCTATCTTGATCTGGACTGCGGCCCTGAGAAAGAGTTCGCCACTCAAGAGGCGGCAATCAAGGAGCTACGTGGCTTCTGCAAAGATCTTAGCCTGCCTCGTCCAACCATGGTAAATTCTGGTAACGGGGTTCACATCTACTGGCCCCTCAAAGAGCCTGTGAGTTTGGCCGAGTGGGCCCCTTATGCACAACGCCTAAAGAACTTGTGCAAAGAAAAAGACTTCAAGGCGGATACCAACGTCACAGCCGATGCAGCCCGCATACTGCGAGTTCCCGGCACACATAACTACAAGCGGGGAGAACAGAAGCCCGTGGTGCTGCTTGGCACCCTGTCTGACCCCGTCGAATTTGACGCCTTTACTGCGCTCCTTGGTTCCGACCCCGCCCCAATGTTCCGGCCTTCTACAGTGCCTATGGAGCGCAATGCAGTTATGGACGCCCTGCTGGGCAACCGCGAGAGCGTGTTCAAGAAGATTGTCATCAAGACCTCAGAGGGCAAAGGCTGCGCCCAAATCGGCCAGCTTCTGGCTAAGCCGGAAACGGTGTCGGAGCCGATGTGGCGGGCTGGGTTGTCTATCGCTAAGTTCTGCTCAGACGGCTACAAGGCGGCGCACCGCCTGTCCAAGGGCCACCCCGAATACGATCCAGACCTGACCGACCGCAAGGTAGAGGGCATCAAGGGCCCGTATCTCTGCACCCGCTTCGACGAGTACAATCCCGGCGTCTGCGCCGGGTGCCCCAACTGGGGTAAGATCAAGTCGCCTATCGTCTTAGGGCAGCAGGTGCGGGAAGCTACCGATGAAGACAACATTGTCAAAGTCCCCTCTACCCAAGCAGCGTTTGCGCCGTCAACCGTAACCTACATAATCCCTAAATTCCCTAAACCCTATTTCCGTGGGGCCAACGGCGGGGTCTACATCCGCAAGGTGGATGAGGATAATGAGGTCGAGGAGCGGTGCATCTATCACAATGACCTCTATGTTATACGTCGTGTGCGTGACCCCGAAAGTGGCGAGGGTATAGTCATGCGTCTGCACCTGCCCCATGACCCTGTGAAGGAGTTTACTATCCCCCTGACCGCCGTGGGTTCCCGCGACGAGTTTCGCAAACAAATGTCCGCGCAAGGCGTGGGCGTACTAAGAATGGAGGACCTTATGTCTTACACGATGCAATGGGTAAACGAGCTACAGTCCCTGTCCAAGGCGGATGAGGCCCGCCGCCAGTTTGGCTGGGTCGGCGAAGATTGTGACTCTTTCGTACTCGGTGACCGCGAATACTTTTCTGACCGGGAAGGCGCTAACCCGCCCTCTGCTAGTACGATAGAGCTGATACCCTGCTTTAAGCCAAGGGGGACGCTAGACGGCTGGAAAAATACTATGCTGTTTTACGCCCGCCCCGGCTTTGAGCTTCATCAGTATGTTGTTGCTGCAGGTTTTGGTTCAGTTTTGATGCACTTCCTGCCCATAAACGCCGCGGGGCTACACCTCTACTCCAAGGACAGCGGCCTCGGAAAAACCACAGCCATGCTCGCAGCGCTTTCCATCTGGGGGGAGCCTAAACCGCTAGTGATTGGCCAACGCGATACGTATAACTTTAAGATGATGCGTGGGGAGACGTACCACAATTTACCTTTTATGCTAGACGAAGTGACCAACATGAAGGGCGGTGATCTCTCTGACTTGGTCTATGAGTTGACAGGCGGTATGCAGAAGGGGCGTATGACATCAGGGTCGAACACTGCTCGGCACCGTGGTGAGCCATGGAAGTTTCTTGCAGTAACAACGGGGAACACTAGCGTGATTGAGCGCGTTAGTATGATCAAGGCGATGCCCAAAGCCGAAGCCCAGCGCATGTTAGAAGTACGGGTTGACCGCGTCTTCTCTGCTCCGTCTGATAAGTCAGAGACGGACCAGTTTGCCGCAGACGTGTTTGTAAACTGCGGTTGGGCGGGCCCTATCTTTGTGCAGCACATTATGCGTAACCGCGAGGCGGTGAAGCAGCTTCTCCACCAAGTCCAAACACGTATCGACAAGGCCGCGGGCCTAACCTCTGATAACCGCTTCTGGTCGGCCCATACCGCCTGCACCCTGACAGGTGCGATCCTTGCGGCTCAGCTGGGCCTGTTGCAGTTTAATACGAAGACCCTGTTTGACTGGATCGTATCCACACTACTTGCTGAGAATAAGCGCAACAGCTTTGACATGTCGGTTTCGGTGGAAGACACTTTGAACGACTACATCAACGAGAACTGGGGCAACTTCCTCTGGATCAAATCGACGGAAGACCTGCGCGGTAAGATCGGTAACAGCAACGGTATCGACAGCCTTATTGTCCCCGAAGTGCAGCCAAGGGGTAAGCTGGTCGGGCGCTATGAGACTGATGTGAAGCGGGTCTACCTTGTGCCAAAGTTTCTGAGGGAGTGGTGCGGTGAGCAGCAGATAAACTATGCAGCCTTTGTACAGGAACTGATTAGCAAGATGGGAGCCCAGAAGATGAAGGCCCGTTTGGCGAAAGGCACACACATGAACCTGCCCGCTACTGACGTGATCATGGTCGAATGCGACATAAAGGCCATAGAAGCTGGTGCTGATGGCAGTAATACGGCTTGATGACCTACACCCTGACGGCGTTCGCGTCGTTGTAGACTGGCCCCGGTTTCAACCGGGGTCTTCTATTTTTGTTCCATGTCTTGAGTTAGATACCTGCATCCAACAAGTCGAGCGCATAGCGGAGCGCAAGCAGTGGAAAATTCAGCACTGCATTTGGGTGGAAAACAACATATTGGGGTTACGTGTGTGGCGCATAGCATGATATAGATGTCTTCGACGGTCTTCGACTGTCGGTTCTCCCTTGTACTGGCCCCCAGTTAGTCCGCAACTAGCTGGGGGTCTTTTTTTGTTAGAACATGTTCCAGCCTTGGTCCCAGTCGCGCGCGTTCTGCATAAGCGCAGCCCGGTTTGCGGGGTTGATCATAATCCCGTTGTACATGTCCTCGGTTGTCTGCTGGTGTTGCTTCATCGACCGCATCAGATCTACCCCCTCAATC